AAATAATTCACGTCGGTGGGAATCGCTTTATTCTCCGAAAGCCTAATGGCGAGGAGCAGAAATTTTTAGCAGATGAGGGGATCGGATCTTCTGAATTAGAGTCTGATCCTGCTGAATTTGAATCCGCGTGGGAAGCAAATGAAAAAAATTGATGCTGCCTTTCGGTCATCTGTAAAAACATCTTTGTACTCTTTTCCAGAAACAAAAGCCCTAGGCAAAAGTCCTTTTTCAGAATTCAATTTGTAAATACGGCCATAGACATTGCAATTATTCCATTCAATTTCTTCAAATAAATGTGTTTGAATTTTTTGAATTACTTTGTCAATCCCTTTCGGATTTTCTACAATGAAATTGTTACCATCCATTACCAGACTGTATTATGATTTTTTTTGGAAACAACTTATTTGTCGCTGATTTTACAGCCGAATAATAGTAGTTTCTAATTCCTTTAGCTACTACGTGACCATTCTCATTAATGAATCCTTCCAGTTCCAATTTTAGATTTGACGATGCTAACTTTGCATTACGCTCTGTTAGATTGATTCTGTTAGTTGACATAAACATTTCCAGAACATTTACTGCAACTTTATAACCAATAGCATTGTCAAACAATGAAGCATTTCTAATGATGGTGTCTGAATAATCAGTATCAACTAAAGATAAATCGTTTCGATCTATAATATCCGTCAATGCTTGCAATGTGGCCTGCGTTCTAATGTCTGTCAAAACAGCATTAAAATCTTCTTCGGACATTGCAACTTCAAGAACAGTTTCATAAATATTGTCGATTGTGACTAATTGGTGAAAGCTTTGAAAATGTTTGCCAGAAGTACCAGTTACGTTAGTGTTATCTAACGCAATGGTAAATCCTGCATCCAATGCTCTGTTCCAAAATAGTCTTTCGGATAAAGTTGATATGGCTAATTCAGTGTACATATTATACTGATGCTATGATGTTAGCTTCGAATACCAAGATATCTTCTTCTGATAATTTGTTTATCGCATTCAAGATAATAGCATCAGTGGTCGCAATTGTAATTGTAGAATTTGGTTTAACAAGTAAATATGCTGCCACAACTGAAGCTTTAGTATAAGAAACTGTTTTGTATAAGAAATTAGCATCGCCTTCAGTTTGAGTATCTGTAACCGCTTCTTCAGAGTCCAATAAATAAATACTATCCACAGCATCAATAACAGGTATTGCCAAAGCTTGAGAAGATGTGTGCTCGGAGAAAGGCTCTTCTTCGGACCATTTTTTCAAAAGAATATACTTACCTGCTTTTGCATAAGTAGCAGCTTTTGATTGTCTAGTTTCTTCGGCTAAAATACCATAAACTAAACGGCCTACTTTTTGAGTTTCTAAGAAAATTACTTTGTTAGCAGCCCATGGAGTTTGAACAGTTCTTTTACCGTCACGCTCTGTAATAACAGTTCTGTCAACAATTACAATTGTTAATTTGTAACGTTTCTGAAGCATAGTATTCACTTGCTCTAAATCAGGAATCGGAATATTAGAACCTACGAAGTTTTGAGAAAAAGCAAAATACTGACGCACTTGCTCGTTGGAAGCTATGCTGTCAAATGTGTTTTCGTCCATCATCATGAACTTCAAAGCAACCCCTTTAGATTTAGCTTCTTTGGTTACTCTTAAAATATCGTCCAATGGTTTAGCTGCTGCATCGGACCATTTGGTAGCTACGCCAAATTTATTAGCATCAGAATAGCCATAATCAATACGTATACCAGTACCTACGTTTTCAGTATCTTCAATCAAGGCAATACCTGTTGACAAAGCGCTTAAGAAAACATACTCCATTTTTTCATAAATACCCATGGTACAGGATACCGCATCGTTGAATATTTTTTCTACAATAACTTTATTTTCTACCTTTTTATTTACCAAAATATCAATGTCAGAAAGTTGCTTTTCTGTCAATTTCTTTTTCATACCGATCTTGGTAATATCTCCGTTTGCAGTACCAATTGCATCACGTTTTTTCAATGGCAAAGGAGAATCCATCGACACTATGTCAGCCGCTACTATTGTACTGTTAATTGTCAAAGTTGACCATTTAAGATCTACTGACAATTCCTCTGTAAGCATTGATTTATGAAGATAAGTCAATTCTGTTTTACCTCCATTGATTTTAGTTACCACACCTAATATGATGGCGCTTAGCCATGAGGTGTATTTTACAAATAATGATTCTTTCATGATAGATTAGTCTTGAGTAAAGCGAATAAGCGGTAATGCTGCTTTTACTGCGGTTAATACTGATGCTATTCCGTAGAATGAAGCATTTTTGTTTACTGTACCTCTAACCAATATTCCTGCAAAAGGTTTTGATTTCAAGATTGTTGAAATTAAAACACCCTTGTAAGTGTGAGAAGCTGGCAAAGCAGCATAATCAGAACCAGTAACTGGCATTGGTTTTAAAACTCCAGTTGAAGTCTCCTCGATGATCAAGTGTCCTGCTGGAATTACATCAGGAGAGAAAGAAGTCACGTCTAATGTCTTTCCTCCTGGAATAGCTTCTAATACTTTTACAACAACGATAGAATCGTTTCCTGTATCGTATCCAGCGCCTTGTGTGGCTAAATTTGCTGTTGTTGACATGTTTTTAAATGTTTAGGTTATCTACAATTTCATTAACAATTAAAGCATCTGGCTTATCATTTTTAAAACCTCCTCCTGCTGGACCACCATAACTATTGGTATCAGCATTTACTTGGACTAATTCAGAATATTCAGATTCCAATTCCTTGATTTGATCTTCAAATGATACTTCAGAATTAATATCAATTCTGCTCACCCAACGATCTTTTAATTCAGGCTTTAGTCCTTTTAAAACTTCTGATTTTTCAAACAACTGTGTAGCAGTTTGTTTTTTAGTTTCAAGTACATTTCCAGTTTTGATTGAGTCAATATCAGACTTCAAGGCTCCAAATTCTTTTAACATCCTTTTTTCAAACGGTGTCATTCCCTCTGGGTCTTGTTCTTCTTCCTCTTCCTCTTTTTTTTCTCCCTTACCACCTTTATTAGCTGCCAATTCTTCGGCTTTCTTTTTGTCAGCTTCAAGAGTTCGTGTTCTATCGTCCTCTTGGGCTACTGCTACAAAATCAATTACATCATTGTAATCGTTAATGATAGCATCAATAGCCTCTTCATCTGCATCATCGGCGGGTTTTGGTGCAAGTTTAGCCACATAAGTGTCTAGCCTTTTTTGAGATAAGTTCGCCTTAGGAAACAACACCTTAAGTCGTGCCTTAATGATTTCTGGTTTTACTGCCATGATAAAATGTTTTAAATTGTTGATTGTTATTAGATAACAAATGTAGAAATAAATATCTTATTTAGAATGATTCTAAATAAGATATTTTAAAACAAACAAACCACGTTATTTCTAATGTGGTTTTTCTATCAACTTATGGGTTTATTTATTCAGCTACACTAAAATCGACAAAGTACTCTTTGCCTTCTTCAAAAAAGTTTGAAGCTTGTGTTTCATAGCTAATGTTTAATGAAATGCTTCCAGCTGGGGTGTATTTTGCAAATGATTTGTTTTCATCACTTCCTCCAATTACTGGATTAAATGCAATTAGTTTTTGTTGATACTCTGGATCGTCGTTTACTGCGATACATTTAAATTTTGCTCTTACTTGTGACATGGTTTATCTATTTTTAATTTTCTCCTACTCATTAGCTTTTCGGGTTCCGCTTTTTACTCTATTTTCCAGCCTTGAAAACTCAACCCAAAACGGATTATTCCATTTTTATCCTTGTACTCGCTTCCTCGGATATTAACACTTACTTTTACTTGCTGTCCTGTTTGAAGGTTATTCAATAAATCACATTTCTCCTTGATAAATTCTATTGGCAGTTTTTGTGGGTATTGGCCATCTGTTTCCACTACCAAAATTTGCTTTTTCATTTGGTTGACTCCAATAAGTTCTACTTCACTTTTGAAATATACTTTTCCGATTACTTCTCCTTTGTCCATTTTATTTTTTGTTTTATTTATTATTGTTCTTTTAAAAATTTATAGATTTCATCGAATAACCATCCTGTTAAATAGGCTTGTGGTTCATCATTAAATCTATCTAACTCCATTGCACAGTCTATATAAATATAATTCACTATATGCACAATCTCATGAGCGACATTACTTAAGTGTTTTGAATCAGTAAACGCTACTACGTAGTCCCTATATTTTGATTCATCTTTTAATGTAACAGCTCCAAAATCATAAAGAGATTTTGTCTTATATTTTTTTCAACATAAGATAAGTTTTCATCTATAATCATTGTTAGTTTGCAACAATAGATCGGAATACTTATTGATTTTGATTTCATAATTTATACTACTGGAGGTACAACTACATCCATTTTGTTTTCTTCCTCAATCAATAATAATTCAGCATCTACATCGTCAACTAGATCTAACATCCCAATAGAGGTTTTACGACTCATAAATTTACCTTGTACGGCAACAGAAAGCGTGTCTACTGTTTCTTTGATGTCAGATGGCAATATTGAATTGAATTGAATATCATAATACAACATCGTTCCTTCTTTTGCTAATGATGTATTGGTTGTTTTTGTAACGCCAGAAATGATGATATTTAAACATCTTTCAATAAAAGTACGGGTTTCTGATTGTTTTAAAGAAGCTTTTATATCAGTGGCCAAGAACATTAGTTTAACCGTTTTTTCAGCCACATTACCCAGTGATTTTAGTTTTTCCAATGACAAATTAGGAACTCCAGAACCATAAGCAATCGCATCTTCTAACTTGTCAAGTTCCAGTTTATTACTTTCCGGTGCCGTTGTAGCTTCAAGAAAACGAACATTACCCTTTACGACAGTCTTACCGTCATCACCCCCTAACTTAATTGGTATATTAAAGTGCTTACCGCTTTCTTCCTTCAAAGGCATGTTTTTAACATCTCCTTCAGTTACCAAAATAGGATGACCAGAATAATCATTTGAGTCCCCAAGTTTTGAAAGCGCAACTTCATGTCTATCAAGTGGAGATTTGACGGCGTACCATTGGGGTTCTAATTGGCTGTCGTAAACAACCGGAATTCTATCAAATCCATGAGGCAACGGATTTGAAGCATAAGCTAAAGTTCCATTTGCATCATTCAAATGATAATATTTTTCAGCATCCCAAATCTGAACATTATTAACGTCTTTTCCGTTAACCGTATTTTTGTATTCCCACATAAAAGCACCCATATCTCCACTAGCGTCAAAATATGGTGTCATTGTTCCTTTTGTGTTGTCAAGTACTTTTACCTTGACCTCTTTCGCTTGTGATTTCATTCCCAAGAATGCCAATACTTTGTTTAACAAAGAAGTTTCTCCACTATCAGCAATATAGAATTGCATTGCAACCTGTGTTTCTGATAGTTTCAAAATAGTAGCTTGAAGAAGTTTAGAATCGATCCTATTAACTCTCCATATCTGTTTTATTAATTTAGCCAAATCATTATTTTCAGATGGAATCAAAGTAACCGGTTTTCCGATCACAAAAGCAGAAAGGGTTTCAACAATATTCTGAGCGTGGTTCAAATAAATTTTAACCATTTTAGACATTTTCCCCTCTCCAATAGCTTTGTCAACTTGAATTTTGCCAATTTGTCCTTCCCTTTGAATGCGGTCAAATTCTTTATACTCCTTGATGTAAGCAGCAATTTTTGAAGCATCCTTTGTCTGAACCTTAATGCTTTCGATAGCCTTTTTAGGATCAGATGCAAGTAATTTTAATAATTCTTCCATGTTATTTTTATTAGTAGTTTAATTGTTTGCTTTGTTCTTCGGTCATTGCGTAAACCGTTGTAGTTCTATTATAAGCGATGTGGCCATATCTTCCAGAATCCCAGAAGTGATTCCAAGAATCTATTGGCTGATTAATACAAATTCCCTGAACCTCTTTTAATTTGTAATTCTCTTTTTCTTTTTTTATTTGAGCATATAAATGATTTTTAACAATGTGTATTTTCTTTTCCTTCATAGAGTTAAGCCAGTACATCACACCTTTAGTTTTACTTACTTTTTTGGCGTTAAAAAGATCATCTTTCAAATCACGAACCATCTCAACAGTTCCTTTGTTTTCGCCTGTATATTTATCAGAACTATCACAAATTATCAAATCTCCATCTTCTTCATATTCACTTGTATTTCGTTTTACACCTAATGATTCTAAAACACCGATCAACTCACTTGATGTTTCAATAGGTGTGTAGATTAAAGGCTCTATCCAAATGTTATGATCGTCTTCAGCGTATCGATTCAATGCGTTTGGGTCAGTTGTAAACCCAAAGTCATTGGTGTAAATGTGCGCTATGTCTGGAAATTCATGCGGTTCAATCCACGTAACATGATTGAATATAACCCCCTTCATTGCTCCACGCAATCCAAGTCCGTACACTTTCCACATGAAATCATCAGCCGTTCCGTTTTCTATATTGGTTGGGTGTGGTGGTGGTTGATTGGTTTTACTTATTGGTTCAACTTTTCCGGTTGCTTTATTGTAACAATGGATTTCATCCTCTTTTACGATATAAGAGTTGGGCTTCCAAGGCTCCCAAGATTTGATTTTGTTTTTTTCTTGGACTGATAAATGGGTGAGGTTGTCAAGGAATGTTGTTCTAAGAAAACCAACATCAGGGCGGGAAAGGACTTTATCAAAAAACCAGTGCTCCGTAAATGAAGGGTTATAATCAGCCCACCAGAATTTACGACAGCGCATTTCAACTTGGTCAAATACAGAATTCTTAATAAACATCATTTCGTTGAAAAAAGCATAGTCACAACCTCCACCGTGTTTTCCGTCACCAAGAAAATATATTGTGTTTTGACCAATTTTGAAGCTTTTTATCTCATCAGCATCGTGAAATTTATTTGGCAATCCAAAATCATCCAGCCTGCGTTTGAAATCATCATATAAAGTAGTTTTGAATTCATTATAAGTGGCACGATATATATTTATGGTGCATTTTGTTTCTATAAAAAGACAAAGCCAAATAATTATATCTACACCCGACCAAGTTTTACCGGAACGGGAAGAACCTTCAAGGGCACACCCACGATTACCTCCTATAAGTTCGTCTCTGTCGTTGTATTGTTGATCTCGGATTGATTCAAAAAGAAGCCTGTAGTTTGGGTTGGTATCTTCGTTTATTTCCTTTAATGCATTTCTTGAAATATCAATATCCCTTTCTTTCAAAAGAGTTTCTAATTCCAGTATTTCAGCATCTGTAAGCAATTGTTATTTGGCTTTATTTATAAAATATTTCTTTTAAAACTTTTTCAACATCAGATTCATCTTCTTTCTCGTTTTTGTATAATTCAGGCTCATGTTTTTGTAAACAAGGTTCACACCACCAAATACCATCTACACCTTTCTTATTTACTCTAACCAAAGATTTATCCATTACACTGCAATTACATATTTGGCATTTCACATCTCAAGATTTTAATTCACTTAATTTCTTTTGCAACTCTCTTATTTCATTGTTCAGCGATTCGTCATTTCTGGCACACCCTAAATAACTTTCTCGGAGCTGTAGTAGTTCGTCTAGTTTGGTTTGAAGTTCTTCCATTACTCTACGACTTTGATTAACTTATAATGGATCATGAACTTAATTTTGTCCTTGATCTTTTCTTGCGTTTTTCGGCCAAATGATCGCGGACTTTTCTGCATCATTTCAAATTGAGCTATGATTTTCTGTTGCTCTTCTGGATCTTTAAGATTGTGTTTTTTGATAATTGCCTCGACTTGCTTTTGGCGATTTCTTTTTTCAGTTAGGTATTGGAACCTCATCGACAGCTTTCTTTGTATGGATTGAAGAAGTTTCATCTACTATTATTTTTGGTTAGTAAATACAGTTGACGAGCAATCCAACCAAACAGGAGGTTGTGTATGTCCGGAGAGGACACCTAGCCAAATCTTGCCATGAAAAAGAAATTTCACTCTTTGCCAAAATGAAACGGTCCAACAGGATATACATGTTCCGGCTTCTGTTTGATGAATAAATAGCGAGCTACATTCTTCATCTGTCATGGATTCTGGTTTCTCTAATTCGGTTGTTGCTTCTTTGAAGTTGATTGGTTTCATGATATAATACTTTTTAAAATTTGCAATGGTTTGTTTAGTCCCAAGGAGATTATCTTCATGTCCCTGGCTTTAGCTGCTTCCCGATCATCATCGAAGCAACCGCATAGGTGAGTCACTTTGTTGCTTAATACGGTAGAAATCCATTTATTAGATTCTCTATGCCAACGAACACCTGTATATTTTGAAACCCTGTTATTTGAAAGATTACTTTCTTTGATGAATTTTGTTTGTTTAGTCATTATACTTCTGTGATTAATGATTCAACGAATACATCTTGCTCTTTCAAAACGATCTTCATACCGTCTTTTTCTTGTGTTTCTGCAAAATCAATAACTGCATACCCAATAAGAACAGGATCAACGGTTTCAATTCCTTCAACAAATACTCTTCCGTTTATAATTTCAATCATATTTAATTTGAGGTTTAATTTGAAACAAAATCAATTCACATCTGATTTTTTATAGGGTAGTTTTAAGGAAAATTCAAAACTTTAATTCTACTCAACGCCAAACGATTCAGATTGTCTATGTGCCAGACCAATAATCCACATATCACAGAATGATTTAACGAGCCTTTTAAACCCGAATGGTTCCATGTTCCGACTTATCGGGGTGAATGCTTTTGTTTCAAATTTAGTTTGTAGCAGTAGTAGGACTCGAACCCACAGGAGTTGGTTCCTAAAACCAATGCGTTTACCATTTCGCCATACTGCCTTTTTTAATTATTCAAAAATAACATATTTTACTATTAAATAATAAAATATGTTATTTAAAAAATAAAAAAACTATTATGTTTTTAATGCTTTGGCAATTAACGTTGCTATGCGTGCCTCACGCTCTTCTGAATCAGTTATTACCAAAGGTTTATCTTTGTCTCCTTGAATGACATGTGTTCTTGCTGGATATAAGCCTTCAAGTTTATTGATTTCTTTATGAACACTCATCAATGAACTAATCCCTTTTGGTGTTTTCTTGTCAGATTCTGACATTGAACGCGCTATTTGTTTAAGTTCGGCAATACGTAAGGCTCTCTTTTGGTCAATGGTTGCTTCCTGGTCCTCGTGCCATATAGTATATGCTTTTTTGAGTAGGTTTTTGGACTGTTTTCTACAAACGGAATATTGTTGCTCGATGTTTTTTAAAATCAAATAATCAGGCACGCCATTGATTATCCACCCTTGAATTGTGAATACTCTCTTTTCGGTTTCTAATTTACTCGATCTTTGACCACCCATAGGTATTATTTATTTGGAAACATTCGCTTGATTACGGCAATATGTCGCTTCAATTCGGTTATTCTATCACGAAGTTTAATAGCTTCTTTTTCCCTCATTCTGCGTATTTCTGCATCATCATCCTGAATAGGTTTTGGCTCATAAGCTGCCAAAGCATCCTCATTGATGCTTTTCTCAGTTTCTAAATATTCAATAATAGTATCTCTCATTTCGATAAGTATTTGATAATTAGTTTCTGCCATTTTATTATTCAGTTTTGTTACAAAGGCATAAAAGTAATCAAAACTTTAAATTATTTATAAGGCAATACTTGGTTCGTTATTTAGTTCCGCCATATCGTCCCCTAAATTTAATTCAGGGTAGTTTTCTTTGATTTTCTTCGGGTCGCCTTTGTAGAACACTAACACGTTTTGGTGCATCTTACCAATCTTTCTACCACCATTAAATTGACGACGAACACGAACAGCCAAACTACCTACAACATTAACCAATATGATTTCATTGTATAATTCCATTCCTGAATCTCTAAACGCTTGGATAGTATCACTCACAAAATTCAAATAAAAGCCTTTTTTATCTCGAACATTCCAGACTTTGATGATATAGCTTTCAATTGTTCAATAGACTTCTTAATGATACTGAAATAAGTATCTTTGAAATCCTCATAAGTCATATTTGATAAGTCTTTTGGATCGTCGCTGTATTTTTCAAGATAGGCATAAGGAGGACAGCTATAAACAAAATCCGGTGCAACAGAAAGGGTATCTAAAACCTCGTTACTATCTCCATCATGCCAATTTACATTCTCAATTTTCAATAGTTCGGATTGCTTTCTGTTGGCTTCTACTTGGTCCAACCTTAAATCAATTCCATCGTATGCGTAACCAAGAACTCCTGCAACGATACCACGAACGGAACCACCAGCAAATGGATCAAGGATTTTACCGCCAACAGGACAAAACCAACGATAAGATAATTCACAAAGTACAGGGTCGAATATACTCGCACCTTCGTAAACGTGCATTCCTTTTTTCTTTGCATAGTTAAGGATTTCGTCCCACTCTGGGTCACGTCCTAAACTTTCACGCATTTTGTTTCGTAATTCATAGATTGCAGTTGACTGACCGCTTTTAGCAATTAATTCAACATCTTCTCTTGTTTCTTGAGAATTAAACCCAAGCGATAACCATTTGCGTTTTCTTTCTTGCCATACTCCAGAGCGTGAATCTAGAATTGAAAATGGAGGGAATATAAAACTGTCTTTCAGAGATGCTGGTATCGTTGGCTCATTTTGGGTTTCTGATTTATTTAACAATCCTTGGAAAGCTATATCATCAAAGTCTGGAATGTTCAACATCGCTTGCATATCTGGAAAATCCAAATCAAAGTTATTAACGAAGTCAAGCAATCCTTGTTGAGTTATTTTTGCATAAGCCGATGAGTAAACCAAAACTAATTCAGCTGCTTCTTTCATATTGGCACAATCTACAAATGTAGCTGGAAGCAATTCTGGAACGTTTGCACCCAATTCTGAAACTTTCTCCAAATCCAAAAATCTATGACGTCCATCAAGACAGTAATTAACACCATCATTTTGCCAAACCATAAACGGAGCAATGAATTGGTATTTTAAAATGGATTCAACTAACTTTTCGGCACCATTATTAACCCATTCTTTGAATTTTTCTTGCTGAATAAATTGAAGCTCACGCCAGTTGATTGGCTCTGTTTTGATAATTCTTGAACCGATGGTTTGTTGGGTCATTGTTTTGAAATTTTTTTCTTTGGAAATATTAAGCAACAAATGTAATAAAATATGTTATTGTATAACAATATATGTTATAAACAAAAAAGCCACTCACAATGAGCGGCTTTAGCGTAAAATACTGAATTTAAACAACTTACATTTATTTTGCTTTTCTATATTCTTCGGGGAGTGTAAAGCCTTTTAATTTCCCATAGGCTTGATTCAATAAGTACCAATCATTTAAATCCTTGAATTTAACGTGCATTGTCCCTTTTTTGAAGAACTTTACTTCAAAGAATCCCCATTCATACCAAGTATTTGGTTCTAAATCAAACGTCTTTTCCATTTTCTTAGGGTCAAAATTGAATCGGTAAAGTGTCCCAATATCACTGTTGTTTGTTCCTGTGCTATTACATAGCTTTTTAAATAATTAG